CACGAGCCAGGCGGCGTACTCGATCAAGTTCACGGTCCCGTCATCGTTGACCGGGGCACCCGCTTCGAGGTCGGCCTGGATGGTTTCGGGCGACACGTGCCGAGCCCCGGCGCGCTGCAGCACATCGCTGATCTTCCGAGGCTCCATGGCCGTGATTCGGGGTTCGTTGGCGTGATTCCGGGACGTCATCGAAGAATCTCCAGAATCATCGCGGAATTCTGCTCGACCCGACTTGCTGAGGGCGCACTGAGGCCGCTTAATGAGTGGCGTAAGATGTTCTCGTTGAGCGAGAACCGAACCAGAAAACGCCAACGGAGGCCAAGATGAAGACGACCGCGAAACAGACCGCCAGAGAGACCTACGAGACCCGCCAGCGCGAGATCGCCGCGATGCTCGAGTTCCTGAAATGCGAACTTGAAGGCCACGCCGACAAGGCCAAGGCCGATGGCCTGCATTGGGGCCACGTTGGCGATCTCGGGCACATCCGCGAAAACCTGAAAGAGACACTGATCTTCGTGATGGGCGGCCGCGACGAAGAAGCCACTGGCGACATGATCGAAAGCGCCATCGCCGACGCGTTGGCGTAAACCAAAAAGGAGACAGACACCATGCGCAACGAAGACATCCACATCGGGACCGCCTACACCTGCAAGGTCGGGCGCAACACCATCCGCGTGACCGTGACCGAGGCCCTGCCGGACGGCGGCTGGCTGGTCGAGACGCACACGGGCCGGACCATGACCATCCGCAGCGCGGAACGGTTCATCGAACCAGCGGACGCGCCGGAAGCGGCCGCCCCGCGCGCCGACGCAACCGAGACGGAGCCAACCCCGGACCATGAAACGGAACGCGACACAGGCGAACAGGACGCGGACACGGGCGCGACGGGCGGAACCATGAGCCTGCTGGACGCGGCCGCTCACCTTCTCGGGCAGACAGACGAAGCGATGCGCTGCAAGGACCTGGTCGAGAAGGCGCGCGAGTTGGGGCTCTGGGCCCCGAAGCGTGGCGGCAAGACGCCCGACCGGACGCTCTACGCAGCGATCCTGCGCGAGATCAACACCAAGGGCGACGCCTCCCGCTTCCGCAAAGTCGAGCGGGGACACTTCACGCTGAACGCCTGAGAAGCAGAACCTTCCTTCCACCTCACCCCGGTCGCCCTGGCCGGGGCTCTCTTCGGCCGAGATGAAGGCCCAATGGCAATCGCTCTTCGCTTTGCTGTGAAAGCTGACTTTATTAGCGGTCGGTGCTACAAAAGATGGCTTACTTAGCGGCGAGACGAGAGCGAATACCCGCCAAAGGCCATCGCGCTTGAGAATCTCTCTGGCATTCGGGGCGAAACCTGCCACATCCATCCTCTCCTACGCCTCGGCATCCGCCGGGGCGTTCTCTCTCGGGGTCAGGGATTCCCAGTTGCAGCCCTCGCCGTGAACGAACTCGGCCCAGCGCTTGCGGATGACGTCGCAGTAGAGCGGGTCGATCTCCATCAGGAAGCCGCGCCGTCCCGTCTGCTCGCATCCCATCAGCGTCGAGCCGGACCCGCCGAAGAGGTCGAGGACGTTCTCGCCGCGCTGGGAGCTGAACTGGATCGCCTGGACCGCCAGCGCCACGGGCTTCTCGGTCAGGTGGATCATGCTCTGCGGGTTGACCTTCTTGATGTGCCAGAGGTCGGTGGCGTTGTTCGGCCCGAAGAACCGGTGGGCCGCGCCTTCCTTCCAGCCATAGAAACACCACTCGTGCGCCCCCATGAAGTCTTTCCGCGTGAGAACGGGGTGCTGTTTGTCCCAGATCACCGCCTGGCTGAAGTAGAGCTTGTGCTTCTTCAGGAAGGGCGGGTAGTTGCCGCAGTTGGCGTAACCGCCCCAGATGTAGAAGCCGTGGCCGGGCAGCAGCACGCGCGCGATGTTCCCGAACCAGGCGTCGAGCAGCCGGTCGAACTCCTCATCGGTCACGAAGTCGTTCTCCAACGGACGGTCCTTCGGGCGAAGCTGGGTGTGGGTGGCGTGTGCTTTCTCGGGGTGCCGCTCGACGTCCAGCTTCTGGTGATGGGTCTGGGTGAAGCTCGACAGTCCGGCTGCGATAGCGTTGTTGCTGCGTGGCTCGACCTTGACGTTGTACGGCGGGTCGGTGTTCGCCAGGTGGATCGGCTGACCGCTGAGGAGCTTGTCCAGATCGCCGGGATCGGCGGAGTCCCCGCACATCAGGCGGTGCTCCCCGAGCTGGTAGATCGCGCCGCGCACACTGACCGCCTCGTCGGGCGGTTCCGGGACGCTGTCCGGATCTGTCTGCCCGTCAGTCACCACGTCATTGTCGCCGCCCAGCAGGCGGGTCAACTCGTCGTCATCGAAGGCCAGAACATCAAGATCGAAGTCCGCGCCTTGCAGGTCCGCGATCTCAATGCGCAGCTGATCGAAGTCCCATTCCGCCAGTTCGGCGGTCTTGTTGTCGGCGATGCGGTACGCCTTCACCTGCTCGGGCGTGAGGTCGGTGGCAACATGCACAGGCACCTTGGCGAGCTGCATCTTCTTCGCCGCCTTCCAGCGGGTGTGCCCGCAGATGATCACGCCGTCACCATCCACCACCACCGGCTGGCGGAAGCCGAACTCTCGGATGCTCTCCGCGACGGCGTCCACAGCGTCGTCATTCAGGCGGGGGTTCTTTTCATAGGGGGTGATCTTGTCGATGTCGCGCAGTTCGATGTCCATAGTGCCAGGTCTCCGGGTTGAAAATGCAGCATGACTTCCCCGCGCGAACGCGGGCCATACCCATTCTCTCTGCGAAAACTCGGCGATTCGGCGGACAAGCCGGACATTTTTTTCGCCCCGGACACCGAAAACAAACTGTGCTCTACAAGGCGACTGGTTCCCGCGCGGGGCCGGGCCTCGTTTCGCCCGGAAGTACCTATCGCCTCGTCCTGCCCCCTCCCTCCTGGCCGTCCGCCCCTGGCCCCCTGGCCGAAACCCCACACCTCGCGCACGTGATACGCGCTCAGCGGCGTGAGGGGGTAGGCGTGTGGAGTTGTGGAGTTTTAGGAGAGAGAGTAGTTATCTCTCTATTATACGGTTATTTACAGCTCAAAATAACTCCACATTAACTCCACAGAACTCATCACAGGGATGACCCGGAACGCGGAGTTTCCGGCGGAAATTGCCGTGGCTGGCGGCCGAACCCCACAGATGTGGACCGTTTGTGGAGTTTTCTGTGGGGTTTCGGGTGGGCTCGGAAATCGTGCCAGGCGGCCTAGACGAGTCAGGTTGACGGGATGTGCTGGATTGCTATTTTGGTACTTCCGTCGGCAGCACGCGTATTGGCTGCGCCGCCAGACACGCAGACACCTTCCCATCGAGGACAAAATGAGGCCATCAGAAGACAAGATAAGCGAGTGGACGGACAGGATTCATGCGTACTTCCACACGCTTGACGATGGCGACGAAAACGACGAAGCGGTCGATGTGTTTGAGCTGTATCTTCGGAGCTTCGCAGAGATGCTCCAGGTCATCTGTCAGGGGCTGAGGGCATGCGACGAGTGGGAGTTCTTCTATATCGGAGGTCTTGCTTCCGCACGCTCGAAGAAGATGGCGCAGGATTTCCGCTTCGGCGCTTATCTGCTGAATGAGTACTATATGGAATGCAGCATACCGTACCCCATCCACCTGAAGAAGATGCCCGATGATTTCTGGCGCATTCTGTTGCAGTTGGGCGAGTTCGGCAACTTCGGATTTGGAGAGAATCGCACCTCGGCGGCAGGGAAGAGCAACGTCTTCAAGATGATCCGGGCCTATTCAGAAATCGAGGTGGCGACCGACGAGTTTGACGACGATCCGTTTATGGATTTCGGCTTCCTCACTGTCAGCTGGCCCTTGGGCACGTCTATCGGTGAACTGTTTGCCGCTGCTGCCGAGGTGCTACCGAGGATGCACCGCCTTAGTTACATGCTCTACCGCGCTGAGTACATCGCGCAGAAAGCACGGGATAAGAGAAGCAAGATGGCTTGATGGCTGGGGGCCTGGTCGCGCGTTTGCAGGTCGAGTTCCTGGTCATCGTGGAAGGAGAACTGGTTCGGTGGCCGTTGCCGACAAAGCGGCGATGGAAGACTCGTGAACAACTGGTCGGAAGCTGGGATGCCACAACCTCTTGAAATATCCATGTTCCACTTTCGCTGCTTTCTCTGCGGCGGAGATCCTGATGAGTTGCCTCTTCGAGAGTATCTGGCACAATGGCAACGCTCTGACCCACCCCGGCTTTGGATGCTGCTTGCCATTCTGGAGCAGGCCCTTCATGCCGTTGAGCACGGCTCTGCGCGTTGGCTGACGAAGAGGTTCCGCAGGACTTCAGAGCGGTTCCGTAGTGCTCTGATTGAGTCGCGGTTGCCGGTTCCCGACATTGGGAGCTGCCCTCTCAGGAGGTCCGGAACAGGCGGTCGCGTTCTCGCCTTCGACCGAGTATGCCCTGCCTGCTTTACCGAGGTTGGTGAACGGAAGGTCGGGAACTACTTCACAGACTGGCCAGAGGCCTGCAAGGTGCAGACGGGCAACCTGCTCTATGAGAGCGGACTGGTGCTTTGGGCCGTGCTGCACTCGCTTCCGGATTGGGCGTCCGGTGAGATATTGGCCGACCTCAATCGGGTCCGTCTCGGGCTGCGAGAGGTGGGAAGTGCACTGTCACTTCTGGAGTGCCCACAATGCGGGCGGTTTACCTCTTGTCTCCACGGGCACCCCAATTCAGAGGAGAACGGCTTCTGTCGTTGGTGCCTGGATATGGGAGGGGGCCTGGGTGGTTTCATGTCGATTACCGTCGATGAGAACGGTGCGCTTTGTCCGGGCGTGCAATGTGACCACACAGCTCCGGCGCGGAACTGCTGGGATGTACTTCCGCCTGAGGTGAAATCGAAGATTCAATCCCAGCAAGAGGACGGTCAGCAGGGCTAAGCACTTTCCCATGCTCTGGAGGTTCTCTCCGTCGTCCAATCACTCACCCCCTCAATCGGTACTGTGGCTTCATAGGCCCCCGCTGCGGCATCTGGACCTCGATCAAGTCCTGCGCCACGAGCGACTCCCGGACCTCCTCGATCTTCTTCTCCGGCCATCGCAGGCGACGGCTCAAGTCCCAGTGGGCCATGAACTCGCCGGGTTTTCGGTTGGCCCACCGCGTGAGGATTTCGATGAGCTTCTTGCAGTCGGCGTCGAATTCGCTGTCCGCCACATAGAGGTCGGCCATGTAGAGCATGCGCTTGGTCTGGTGCTCGACCATGGCCCAGGCCCAGTCGATCCCGGCAACGGTGATCTGCGGATTCTGGTGGTTCTCGCTGCAAGCGTAGAGCAGCGCCAGCTTGCGGACCTTCTCGTAGGCGCGGGCCCAGATCGCCATCTTGGTCTCGTCGCCCTGGTGCTGAGCCTCCTCATAGGCATCGTCGGTCAGAGCCCAGATCGCATCGCTCCTGGACGTGGCCTCGGGCGTGTCGGGCACGGTGGCGGGTTCGGGATGGAAGCCGGACAGGTTGCCGCTGTGGACGCCGCCGGGATTGTAGTTCACCCACCAGGACGCGATATCGATGATCGGTTGCGGGACGGGCACGGCCACAGGCATGCGCCCTCGACTGCGCGGCCCAGCATCGAGGACCAATGTCCGGGCGAAGAGACCGTTATTGAGCATGCGGCCGCTCAGGGCTTTGTAAAAGTACTGCGGCACCGCCGTCCCGAAAAGCGTCAGCGACGGTTGCTGGATGACCAGCGGCTCGGTCTGACCCGCCTTCTTGCGGAGCGGATAGCGGGTGCGCGACGATCCGTACATCTTCAGCAGGATCTGCATGATCATCTCGTTACGCCCGTCCCGGGCCCGGTTGATGCTGCCGAGGATGGCGTCGATCTCGTCGGTCTGGAAGAGCATGGTCTGGTGGATGAACATGGCGTCCTCGATGCCCTCGCCGGAGGCGAAGGCGTCACCGATTCCGCGCAGCGCCCCGGCCTGGTAGGCAATCTCCGAATTGACCTGGCGGGGGTGATCCTTGCCGACACCGGAGTTGGCCAGCGCCACGATGTAGACGTTGCTTCGGTTGTTTAGCTGATCCCTGACCCGGCGCGCGGCCAGGTAGGATTGCAGGCAGAGCGCGCCGCAGAAGGCCAGCGTCGGGTTCGGATACGGCGCGGTCGACAGGCAGTAGTCCATGACTTGGGCGATGAAGCCGGGGACATGCAGGAGAGCGTCCGGCAGCGGTCCGGGGTCGGCGGGTCGGTCGGAGATGTGTGCGTCATCGGCGCAGATATCTGAACTGTCGGCACTGTCCGACCGAGATTTCGCAGATGTTCGCCTGGTGGCCGACATCTCTGAATTGTCGGCGTCATCGGTGCGGTATGCGCCGCACATCGCCATGATGCCGGAGATGTCCACGTCATCATCGGTAGGAGATTCCCCACCGTAGCCTTTCTCGGCCAGAGATGCGGACGCGGCCGCATAGTCGTCGTCATGTTCGAGCATGGCATAGACAGCAAACGGAGAATAGCCCGTGTTCGCCTCGAACGGCGGCGCGGCGGAGCTGAACACGTAGAAAGTGCGCCCGTCGAACGTGGCGGAATGGTTGCCGGTGGTCTTGCCAGGCCTGCGCCAGAGCTGGTTGCCGCCGGATTCGCCGATTCGCTGCCAACCGTGGGCATCGAGGATTGGTTCGATCTCGCCCCGCTGGTTGAAGTCGTCGCCGGGACGTCCACCGGGCCCCGACACGGGCGCACAGGGCGCGGTGTGGCGCGTTTCGGGCCGAGGCGCGAGCGTGGCTGCCAGCGCCTCGAGCAACGCCACAGAAACGACCTGTGGCGCGTCGGGCGCGTCCATGATCTCCGATGGCCGGTGCGGACGGTCCTGCATGTCGTCACCCTTGCGGTTCCAGGTGCCGGGCAGGCGGCAGATGCGGGACGGGTTCGCCACCGACAGATCGATATGCACACGCTCGTCGGCGACCGGCTGCAGCGCCTGGATGCAGCGGTGCACCAGGCCACCGTCATCGGCAGACAGGTCGACCCGATAGAGCAGGTAGTAGCCGTTCCCGGAGTCCACGATCACCGGCGCTGGCCACCCCATGGACGCGAGACCTTCGCTGACCTCCAATGCCTTGTCGAACGCCAGCTCCTTCTCTGCGTCGGTCGCGCTGATTCCGGCCGGGCGCGCCGGATCGATGTCTATCAGGAGCCAGCGCCTGCACACGATGTCCGTGTCGCTGGTGGTCTCGTTGCGGCGCGCGGTCTTCAGCCGGTTGGCCGACCGCGCCAGCAAGGCCGGATTCACCGGATTCATGGTGATGTAGACGCCCATGGCCGTGGTGATCTCGGCCAGGGTCTGCGGCACATCATCGATGTGCGCGTAGTCGAAGTATCCCGACTCGATGTGCGGACGACGGAAGCCCGGGCGCTCGGCATCGAGCACCCGGATTTCGAAGACGTCGCCCGACTGGTAGAGCAGCTTCAGGGCGGAGATGATTGCATCGCTGGTGTCCATCGGCCGCCTTTGCTCAGAACGGGATATCGTCGTCATCGTCCCAGGCGACGGCTGGCGCGAGGTCGGGTTCCTCGTCGCGACAGTCGTTCCAGCCCGGTTCGGGGTAGTACTCCGGCTTCTCTCCTGTCTCGTAGGCAACGACCCGGTCGAACCGCTCACCGGAGACCGCACGCACCGTGATCTTCCGGGTTTCCGCCAATGCACCGTCCTCGGCCAGGCGGACCGCCTCGGCGGCACTGGTTGGCGGCGGCATCATCGACCGTTCCGTCCACCACTGCACGAACTTCTGCCGGGCCCAGCCCGTGTGTTCGGGGCAGACCCACTCGCTGACGTAATGCTGCCAGCCGGTGCGGTACTCGATGCGCATGGTCTTGGGATGGTCGTCGTCCGCGCCGCGCTTGGTGTGGACCGAGTAGTAGACCGCATGGACATCGTACTCGGTGTCGGTGATCTCGCCGGAGAGAATGGCCGAGCCGTCCGCCTGTGCCTCGTGGGGCTGTCGGTCCGGCGGCGGGAACTCCGCGCCGCACTCGGGACAGACCTGGTAGGCCGCATGCACCAGCGCCCCGCACTCGGGGCATTCCTTCGCGGGCGCTTCGCCGTCGCCGTTGCCCTGCGTGTTTACCTGCACCGCGTCCACCGGGCCGTGACGCATGACGTTGCCGCCATAGTCCAGCACCAGGCAGTCGTCCTTACCTGGGTGCAGGCGGGTGCCGCGCCCGACCATCTGAACGTACAGTCCAGTGGACATGGTCGGGCGCAGGAGCACGACGCAGTCGACGTTCGTGGCATCGAATCCGGTAGTCAGGACGTTGACGTTCGCCAGGAACTTGAGCGGCGGCTTCGGCTCGAAGAGCGTGTCCGGCACCGGCTCGCCCCGGAATTGGGCGATGGTCTCGGCGCGTTCAAAGGACGCGGTCTCGCCGGTGATGACACCGCATTCCTTCCCGGAGATGCGGGTGATCTCCGTGGCCACATGCTGGCAGTGCGCCACGCTGGAGGTGAAGATCAGGACCGACTGCCGGTCGCGGGTCAACTCGACGATTTCCTGGCAGGCCGAACGCACCAGGTCGTCTTGGTCCATGGCCGCCTCCATCTCACTGGCGATGAACTCGCCTCCGCGAACATGCACACCAGACAGATCTGCCCGGGCACGGCCACCGCGCGAACGCAGTCGGCACAGGTAGCCCTGCACGATCATCTCACGGATGCCCGCTTCGTAGCAGACCTGGTTGAGGATGTTCTCGGGACGGCAGATTTCGCCGCCTTTGAGTCGATACGGCGTGGCGGTCAGCCCGATCACGCGGACGTTGGGGTTCACCACCTGTGCCTCTTCGAGGAAGGTGCGATACATGCCCTCGCCATCGGCGGGCACCAGGTGCGCCTCATCCACGATGATCAGGTCGAACGGCCCCAGTTCGCAGGCCCGGCGATAGACCGACTGAATGCCCGCCACGAGAACGGGCGTGTCGGTGTCGCGGCTGTTGAGACCGGCGGAGTAGATGCCGATCTCGAGGTCCGGGCAGAGCCTGCGGATCTTGTCGGCATTCTGCTCGAGCAGTTCCTTGACGTGGGCCAGGATCAGCACCCGCCCGTTCCACACGGTCACAGCATCGGTGGCGATTTGTCCGAGCACCAGACTCTTGCCCGTCCCGGTCGGGAGCACGACGCAGGGATTGTCGTCATGGTTCCGCAGGTGCTCGTAGACCGCCGCCACCGCTTCCTCCTGGTAAGGTCGCAGTGTCATTCTCATTGTCGCCCGATCCTCACGACTGCTTTGCCGTCGGGCGGCAACGGTTCACACATGCGGCAGGCGAAATCCTTGATCTGCGAGTCGTCGCGGTACAGCCCACCGTGCGCCAGCGCATCCCACAGTCCCTTCTGGGCGTTGTCGAGATCGCGACGGCGACGGTCGGGCGGGTACAGCTCGAGTTCCATGATCAGGTGACCGTCCAGTTCCGGGACGGACAGGGCGCGCAGGATGGCGCAGACCCGTTCGCGGTACCGGCGTCCCTGGCGGCTGATCAGCGTCCGGGGCCCGACACGGCGATAGTAGTGATTCACGCTCGGTGGATATGGCAATTCGATCTGAAGCATCGAGGACACCTCCGTGGACAAAGAGGGGGAACGGGGCGCGGGCCAAGGAGCGAAACCCGGCATCCCCGCTCCCCCGGTGGGTTCTGATTTCTACCGCTGCCAGGGCGGCGTGGACTTGGTGGCCTGCGGCGCGGGCGCGGAGGGCGACGCGCCGGGCATCGGCACGGGCTTGGAGAAGGCGGCTTCCTTCTTCTCGTAGCCCTTGATCTCGTTGGTGATCTCGCCGGTGTCCTCGCGCTTCTTGCAGGCGACCTTGACCGACAGCGGCAGGTTATGCAGCTCGCACGAATCCTTGGGCTGCAGCACGCCGACCGCCCGGCAGATGGCGGAGAGTTCGCCACGGGCGATCTGCACCGCCTGCTGGTTCGGGTTGTCCAGGTTGAGCCGGGCCCAGAGTTTGCGCCCCTTGCACGGCCCGTCGCTGATCTCGAAGGTCAGCTCGAGATAGTGGCCGTTTCCGGCCTTGGTCGGCTTCATCTCCGATTCGGTGATGACGGCGACATACTTGCCCGCCGGTACCGGGTCGAAGGACGAGGCGGGGTCCACTTGGTTGGCATCGAATCCGTTCAGGTTGGCCATGGTCAGTCTCCTTGGTTCTGGTTCAGTTCATCGAGTTCGAAGGTCTGGGGCAGGACGGTCACGGTCAGCTTGTAGGCTGTCCGGCGGCCGCCGCTGACGGCGAAGACGAAGCCGTCCTCGCGGGCTTCATCGAGCAGCGCTTTCAGGCGCGCCGCGTAGTCGCGGGCTTTCTCGTCGTGGTTCATCGGGATTGCTCCTCTGTTTGCGGGAACTGGTGGGCAAGGCCGTCGGCCACCGCGCCGGTGAACGAGGCCCAGTCGAAGGGGATGGTCTCGGGCATGCCGTAGCGGTTCTTGGCCAGGGCGCGCGGGGTTTCGCGGGTGACCAGGACGCGGTTGCCGTCGCCGTCCATGCGGGCGAGACAGACGAAGTCGGACCACTCGACGAACACGTTCAGGTATCCGTCCGGCAGCTCCGCCGTGGTCTTCTCCGTGGTGATGCCGTCCACGTCGGTGATCTCGCTGCGCTTGGCATGCGCCAGCAGGATCACGGCGATCCCGCGATTGACGATGCGGTCAAGCTGCGGCAGCAGGACCTGGTAGA